ATGCTTGACTGGACCGATCGTCATTGCCGCTCGTTCCATCGCACGCTGACGCGCGACACGTGGCTGTATACGGAAATGATCACGACGGGCGCGCTGCTGTTCGGCGACGCGCAGCGGCATCTCGCGTTCACGCCGAACGAATCGCCGGTCGCGCTGCAACTCGGCGGCAGCGAACCGGACGATCTCGCCCGCGCCGCGAAGCTCGGCGAGCAGTGGGGCTACGACGAGATCAACCTGAATTGCGGGTGCCCGTCCGAGCGCGTGCAGCGCGGCGCATTCGGTGCGTGCCTGATGAACGAGCCGCAACTCGTCGCCGACTGCGTGAAGGCGATGCGCGATGCGGTGTCGGTGCCCGTGACGGTCAAGCACCGGATCGGGGTCGACGCAGTGGAGGACTATGCATTTGTGCGCGACTTCGTCGGCACGGTTGCGCAGGCAGGCTGCGACACGTTCATCGTGCATGCCCGCAATGCGATCCTGAAAGGGCTGTCGCCGAAGGAGAACCGCGAGATCCCGCCGCTCAAGTACGACTATGCGTATCGGCTGAAGCGCGATTTCCCGGCGCTGGAGATCGTGATCAACGGCGGGATCAAGACGCTCGACGAGGTGGCGGAGCATCTCGAGCACGTTGACGGCGTGATGCTCGGCCGCGAGGCGTATCACAACCCGTACGTGCTCGCGGGCGTCGATGCGCGCTTTTACGGATCGACTGCGCCGGCGCCGACGCGCGAAGAGGCCGAGGCGAAGCTGATCGAATATTGCGCGGCGGAGTTGAAGCGCGGCACCTATCTCGGCGCGATCGTCCGGCACGCGCTCGGGCTGTATCGCGGTGTCGCGGGCGCACGTGGCTGGCGGCGCGTGCTGTCGGACAACAAGAAGCTCGCGCGCGGCGATCTGAGCGTGTTCGACGAGGCGCGCACGCATCTGAACGACGCTATCGAAAATTTTGAAAAAAATGCTTTGCAAGATGGAAAAGTGTTCGTATAATCTTGTTCTTCGCTGCTGAATACGAAACGAAACAGCGAAGACGCAAAGCAGTATCAGTGGTGGCTGTAGCTCAGTTGGTAGAGTCCAGGATTGTGATTCCTGTTGTCGTGGGTTCGAGTCCCATCAGCCACCCCAACAAATTCAAGCACTTGCAGCAAAACCAAGCTGACGTGTTACAGGTTTTGGAAGATGAGATTCCAAAATTTGGAAGATAGATCGAGAAAGGCCCGCCATTGAGCGGGCCTTTTGGCGTTTGGGGCTTACGTGTACGCGGGGGATCTGATTTGTAAGGGCGCTTTCAGTGAAGCACAGTCCTGCTGTAGCATGGACGCCGCGAACGTACTGCGCGAGAGACTCAACAATAAGAAGAGACCAGACCGAGATATTCAGATGAAGTATTTTCTATACGAGGTTGTGCTGCCGTTGCTGCTCGTCGTGCTCGTGTACTTTCCGGGCGGGGTGACAGTGCTGCGCAACGAAATTCACCTCTTCGAAAAAGTTTTCTCCAGCGGTGACTTACTCGGCATCGGCGTACTGATTCTCATTAACAGTTACGTCGAACTTGACAAAGCTGAGAGGGAGAGGGGATTGGACGCTTTCGGCTTTGCTAAAGGTGTGATCCTCGTATCAGCGATTGTCATTTTCACGACGTATCTTTTTATCAAAGTTGCTGCATTGCATTTTAACTACGAAGAGGCGCAATTGCCGTCGTACATTACTAGTGATGCGTATACGAGCATGGCATGCCTCATCTACACTGCTCTAATTGGTGCTGTGTCGCGATGGCTGACTTATCGATTGAAAAATTCTATTAAATCCGGCCAAGCTTCATCTGGTGGGGTTGCAAGCGTAATAGCGTCTGGTGGTCAGAAGCCGTAAGTTAATTTTTTGGCGAAGTGAATTGCATTTAGGGTAATTCAAATGATCAATCCGGAACTTCTCGAATCCGCAGCTCCCTTTCTTACCAAGGCAATTGTTGGACTGTTGGTTGCTCTTGGTGCTGCGTTTACTGTATCTGCGGCGAAATCTGCACAATCAATTGCATTGGCGATTGCAAGGCGCAATAGTAGGCAGGCTGATTTGGCTTTGGCTAAATTGAAAAATAAGCTAACCGAGAGGGCTTCTGCTAACTTCGCGCCAGATGCTGCGGAGGTTAGTCGCTCTCTAGGAGCCATCAGCGCTCAGACTCCCGCGAATTCGGGGGGGGTCGTCGCTGTATTGTCACCCGAATCGGCGAATGATACTCAACGTGAGGCCGATGCAATCAATCGAGCCATCGCAGCGATCAGGCAATAAATAGAATATGCAAACTAATTCGGAAGATATTTCCACGAACGTCGGATTGGTGCGTAAAGTGTTAGGTGATATGGGGCTGATCATCGCCCAATCTCGGCCTGCGGCACTCCCGACGGGGATGAACAACGTGGTCCTGCGTTTTCGGGATCCGACATGGACATGCGTTCTATTCACGCATGAAGACGAGGCGCTCGTTCGTATCTATGCCGGTATTGCAGAGTTGGGAGGTGCGACACGCGTGCGCGTGTTGGAGGCAGTCAACTATGCGAACTACCGCTTCCTCATGGATTATTTAATGGAGCTCGATCTCGAGCAAAACAATATCCGCCTGCGATCAAATTACCGTGGTGCGGGAGCACATTTTTCGCCTAGTGAGCTAAAGGAGGCGCTGACTAAAAGCTTGGGCATATATCGTTATTGGGCTTGCACGATGCCGCTCGTACTAGCTTCGAATCTTCCAATGGAGGCGGCGTTTAAACAGGCCCGTGCTGAGTCGGCTGCCAGAAATAATCTGCCACCTAATATCACGTTCCCGAACATGTGATTCCACGGAAAGCGATACGGCTTTCTCGGAGTATTTTTTTGCTTACCGAGTGGCTCGCACTTTCCTCTCTCGACGGCGATCATAAGTCTTTCGTACCATGCGTTCATCTGCATGGCCCGTCGCGTCGATGATCCGATCGTCACCTTCCTCCTGGCGATCCGTGACTGCCGCCGGACGCATATCGCGCAGCGCGAACCGCTCGAACGGCACACCACGCGCCTGCGCTTCCTTCTCGCAGTAGCCCATTAACCGCGACCAGTTCGTGTTCCATCCGCTGCGCGTGTACACCTGGCCGGCGGTGTTCCCGAACACGTGAACGCTCGACGTACGCTGCAGCGCCAGCGCTTCGTCAATCACCGCCTTCAGCTCAGGCGACCACAGCACAAGCTTCACGCGCTGCTGCTCGCCGGCCTTGCGCTTTCCGATCGGCACCTCGACACCTTCGGGCCGGATGCTCTGGCGGTGCAACTCCCGCATCTCCGTCGGCCGGCTAACGGTCAGGTAGGCGGCCTTCACGCATAGCGCGAGGATGAGGTACGCGGAACTCGGATGCTGGTCGCCGACGCTCCGGCGCGACCGCGCGACTTCCACTGCCAGATCGATCTCGTCCTGACGCACGTACCGCTGGCGCGGCCGGGTCGGGTTGTACTCGATGCCGCGACACGGGTTCGTTTCCAGCTCGCCACGGCGCCGGCCGTATTCGAGGATCGCGGACAGGAGGGCGATTTCCTTGTTCGCCTTCGCCGGCGCGCCGAGCTGCGCACGTTTGTCGAGGTAGCCGTAGACGTGCTTCGGCTTGATCGCGGACGGCGCCATCTTCCCGAAGACCTTGACGAGGCGTTTTGACTCGACGCGGTTCTCGTCCAGGGTGGACTGGGCCTTGCGCCGCTCGTCGGAGTGCGGCAAGCCATCCTGCCATTCGAAGTACCGCGCGACGAGCGCCTCGACCGTACCGGGTTCGATCGCATTCCCGTTGAGCGCCTCCGCGCGCTCGATCGCCTGCTTGCGGATCTCGGCGAGCGCTTCCTTGTTGTGCGCCGGCGCCGACAGGCGGAACGCCCAGCGGCCATTGGGCAGCTTGTAGCCGAAGCTGACCTTGTGCTTCCCGTAGTGGGCGTAGAGCCGGAACGGCAATCCGTCCGGTCGCTTGCGTCGTCCGATCATGCTGCGAGTGCGTTGAAATTCGGTTCTTGTTCTGCGGCCGCGCGGGAGTGGCGCGGGTGCGCGGCCGGCGGGGCCGTGCCGGTCATGCGTGCGTCGTAGTACTCACGCGCGACGAGCGGCACGCCGGCGATGTTGACCGCGAACGGCCAGTGATTGCGCTCGAGCCAGCGCTTCATGCAGGCGTGGCTGCGCGGTTTGCAGCCGACCAGCTCGGCGAGCTCCGGCGTGGTGAGGTAGATGCTCATGTTCCTGTCCTTTCGAACTTATATGTCCGATGTTCCTTCCCATGGCATGCGCGACACAGCCAGCGAACCTGGAGCGGCCGGCTATAGTCATCGTGGTGGGCTGCGACCGTAGTCCTGGTGCCGCATTGCTCGCACACGTCAGGGCGAACAACGTCGCCACGTTTCACGGCATTGTTGAGCGACCGTCGCGCTGACATTTTTTCGGGATACAGAAGTCGCTTCTTTTGTGCTGATTCTCGATCGCGAGCGCGAAACTTCTCCGGATCTGCGGCGCGAGCTCGGCGCATGTGGTCGGCGTTCAGTGATCTGGCGTTGTCGAGATTTCGCGTGCGAAGACTGCCTTCCACGTGGCACGAGCGGCACTGCGATGAAACACCCGCGGCCGTCTTGCCGTCGATGTAGAAATCAGACTCGGGCTTGAACACGCTGCATCGCCCGCACTTCCAATAATTCACGCCATCGAGGACGACAGGCTTCTTGCGCCGCTTACCGTTAGCGATTGCGGTAGCGCTACGTCTTGCCAGCATTTCCGGCGGCATCTTCTTACCTTTGGGCCACGGCATCACAGTGTCCTAAATGAAATCGCCCATACCCACGGATTCGCCTCCCAGCCGTGGCCGGCATCGGCGTTCAAGCCGCCCCACAACTCGCGGAACGCGCGGATGCTCGGCGGCCGGTCGGCGCCCTGGCCGCCACCGAGGCTGTACCCGCCCTTGTGCCGTTCTTCGATCGTCACGCCTTCGGCGCGGGCGTCGGACTCGCTGATGGACTGCAATCGCTCGGCGCGTACGCCGGTGATCTCGAGCGTAATGCGCGACGCCCAGCGCGGCATGTGGATGGATGGCGTCCAGCCACGCGACTCCTTGGCGTCGAGCGCTTGGAACGTATCGAGGTCGATGTCGACTTCGGCGCGGCCGTCGTCGGCCTGGTAGGCGATGCCGGCGTAGCGCCGCGTTGGGCGCGCACCTTCGAAAGTCTCGGTGCCGATGCGGCGCACCTCGTGCGTCTCGCGCACCCACAGGCGGTCGCCGACGTCGCCATGCGGGCAGACGTAGCAGTCGCCGGTACGCGTGTGCCAGATCGCGGCCAGTTCCGGCGCAGGCGTCCCGCCGGCATACTTCACAGAGCCGCCGCCGGCCGTCGTCGGTTCCCACGCACCAAGCTGGTTGTTGTGCGGCAGCTTCACGACGCGCCGCGTTTGCGTCTTGCGGCCTTCGAGGATGGCGCGCACCATCGGGCCGCTGAAAAGGATAGGGCGTTCGGTCATGCTAGGATTCCTTTGCCAATTTCGGCGTAAATGGGGCGCTCTGTCATGACAAACCCTTTCGGTCAGACATTCCTTCATCGAGACAATGATTTGGTTTTCAACCACCTGGTCGGCGATAAGACCTTTCAGGTTCAAGTCACCCACGAATGTCTCGGAGACGTGTTCGGTTCGGACGGCACGAGAGAGGGGGATGAAAAGGCGCTATCGGAAAATTTGGCGCAAATTGGGCAAGTCGCAACGCAGAAGGCGCGTGCAGGAGCCTCCTCGCCTATCTTCATCATGCGCACCGACTTTTGAGATTCATCCGCGTCATCGGCTTTCTATTGCATGTGCAGATAGCTCCGCCTTCACATTCTCGATAGCGCTTTGGTTTTCATTTCGCCATTGCTGCCAGCTTGGGTCGGTGAGCTTCCATTCGACCCAGTCGGGGTGGTCTGGCTTCGCGACATCTGGTTGAGCGCGTTATGCCCCTGCTTGCTTTCGTCGAAATGCACGGCCACCGAGGCGCGTTCGATGTCATGGGGAGCACCGAGAACCGCCATGAGAAGCGCACGCGCTGCATGCGTAAGTTCGTCGGCGCTGAGAATCGGCTCCTTCATGATGAGGCTCCGGTGCGGGCGGCGTCGAATTTGAGGTACTCGGCATACTCGGGCCAGTACTTTGCGACGCTTTCGGCGTGTTCGCTGGCCGAGCCATCCCATTCGATGACAACGGCCGTGACAGTCGGCCAGTGATCGGGATTGCGGCCGTCAGCAACCGACTGCGCGCGCTGTTTCGCGAGATATGCGCTCCAATAAGCATTGAACGCGCTGGCGACCCTATCGGCATCCTCTTTCGACGGCGCGGCCACTACGTCATCCGGGCCTTGGATGTTGAGCATCCAGAGTTTCGTCATTGTTTTTCTCCTGCGCGGGCGGCGTCAAAAGGCGCGGCCGGCAGCGGCATCCAGTGCGTGGGTGGATTGTCGCGACGATAAGGAATCGTCCAGTCGACAAGCCACGCTGCGGCGCGCACGCGAGGACGTGTCTTTCCAAGCAGCGTGACCTCATCGGCGAACAGCAACACAACTTCGGTTCCGTCCTTCGGCGCAGTCTCGATCGGCTGCCAGTGCGTCACCTCGGCGCTCGGCTCCGGCTGGCCCGGATGGGCGGCGAGAAGGGCGCGGAGTGCATCAGCAAGCTTCGCGTCACCGCTGACCGACATGTCATCAGCGACGAGCAACAAGTCCATGCGTTGTCGTTCCGTCAGCACGTTGTTATTCGGCATGATTTGCTACTTGGAGAAGGGCGCGAAGGACTTGGTGCATCTTCCTGACGCGCGGATCACCACTCAGGCCAATGAGAGAAAGCGCAGTTTCCAATGCCACTCGCTGCTCGTCCGTCATCCCGACCCGAGCGTCGGCCTGCGCGGGCTGCGGGGCGGCGTAGACGGGCATTTTCCAGCCGGCGCGATCGTATCCGCCCGGCTTCGCCACCTTGGGATTCCAGACGTAATACCCGTCGTCATGCAGCGTCGCCACCGCTTCCGCCGCCATAGCGGGCGAGCGGGATAGGATGGCGGCGATCCGCTGCACTGCATCCTCGATGCCTTCGCCGGGCGCACGCTGCGCCGCCGACCATACTTCGTGCGCGAGCGCGTCAGCCCCTTCCGCCCCCGTCTCGTTGGCAGCGGAGGCGTGGGCACGAACCATTTCGCCATAGGCGTTTGCGTATCCCTGCATCTGGTGCGCAGTGAAGACTGCTTCGCCGTCGGCCGTCGTGATGACCGTCTCGGGCAGAAGTGGGAGCAGCGGCCATTCAAACGCCGCCCGCTCGTCCGCCGGCGACGGTGCGGGTGCGGCCGGAACAGCCGTCGATCCGTCGATGAAGATTGCGCCTTCTTCCGGATATTCGGTGCACCAGCAATACATCCCCTTGCCGGTGTGGCCTTCGCCGTACTGAATCGTCACTTCGCTTTCGAGCTGATCGGCATCGCGATCCGGCGCAATGAAGTCGAGTGCTTCGAGCAACTGCGCGCCCGACAGCGTGAGCGAGTCACCGCTGAACGTGATGGTGTCGTTGACGCTCGGCTTGTCGAGCGGCGCTGCTGCGGGTTGCGAAGGCGCAAGAGCAATCCGATGCTCGCAATCGCTCTCGGACATTGAAGTCGGGAATTCCCTATTGTTCGATGGAGATGGGGATTTAATAATGTCGCCGGTGGGGCAATTCGCTTGTATCCACCGGCCTCTTGCCTCGCTCCCTCCCTCGGGCGCGAGGCTTTTTTCTGGCTGCTCGACAGGGAATGCGGCGAGGATGGCGCGCGCGAGGTTCATCGCATACGTCGTCACCCGCGTGACCTCGATGCCGTCCCGCACGTACTCGCGGGTCAGGTAATGACGCGCCTTCGAGTCGAGGTGCTTGATCAGCAGCGGCAGGAGCCGGTCCTCGAACTGATCGTCCGTCAGCACATCAGCGCGGCTATTTTCGGTGGTCATGGTCATCCTCTAAATCAGTAGATCAAGCCTCAATGGCAGGAAATCGGCTGCGTCAGGCGGCATGGCGGCGTTTTCCTGCCGTTCGGCGTGCGCCTGGGAACTGAGGCTCGATCTGGTATTCGGGCCGGGCGATGACGTTCGCGATGAGCGCCTTCCAGTTGGCGCGCGTGTTGAGCAATGCGGGACCGTCCGGGCCGTCGAGGCCGTCTGCGGGCGTCGTCATGACGGTGAGCGGGTCGATCACATCGATGGGCACGGCGATGTTTCCGCAGCCGCTGTTGTAGTAGCCCAGCTTTGCGCGAATCGCCTCGCCTCGGTAATTGCCGGCTCGTGTGGTCCGGTAGCAGTAGCCGGTATCGTCGGGGCACCACAGAGTGATGAAGCGGTGGTGCCGCATCGTGTGGTGCACGCTGATGACGTAGTAGTCGCGCGATGCATCGCTCGGCCGCGGCGGCGGTGCCATGATCGGCAGAGCGAACGCGGCTTCGCGCACAGCCGCCGCCGCCTCGCGCTCGTAACCCCATACGTTGCCGTCCGCGTCTCCACCCAAATATGGCGGTGCGATCACGCCGCGGGGCAATTGCCAGCCGGTCGTGATGTAGTCGCGCATGCGCTCGACCAGGCTGCGCAGCGTGCCGCCGTGCGTGAAGCCGCGCCAGCGTCCGCGGGTGTCGTGCGTGTAGACACGCTTCTGCGTGTAATCGTCGACAAACCATACGCGGCCGCGTGCATCCAATTCGAGCTTCGCGTAACGGTCGCCGTCAGCGTGATAGAAGAAGCGCCGGCCGTGTGATGCGATCGCACGGATCAGGTTGTTTGCGTGTTCGACGCGTTCGATTTTCGTGCTCATCGCATCCTCAAATCGGAAAAAAAGCGGGCGCCATACAGGCCGCCCACTAAAGCTCGTCGCGCTATCCGAGGGCCGAAATGCTTGCGCGACGCCTGAAGGAGTGGTTAGGCCGCGAGGCCGTCGTAGTTCCTGTCCGCGAAATCCGCATCACCGGGGTGGCGACTGGTGCCGTCCGCCCTGTGCCAACAAAACAGTGAGCCGCGCCGATGCGGAAACCAGTATCCAGAGCAGTCGCAACGGCACTTCGTCGTATCGCGTCGGTTCATCCAGCGATCTGCGCGCCAGGTGCGGCGTCCGCATACTGCGCAGGCTGGGACGCGGTAATACTGATCAATCGGACGCCTGAGGCAGCGGCGCGTATTGCAGTGGCGGCATCGGACGTGGCAGCGGGCCATGAACAATCCTCTAAGGAGTCCTGATCCTACGGATCGGAATATAAAAGGTGAGAACTTTCTGGATCAAACGCAGTGACGCACCTTGCAGTGCTCGGCTTTTTCCTCGTGCTCTGCCGCCACCGATCCATACGCGAGGAAGATTGCGATGGCGATTGCCGCGCCGATCCAGATTTTCACGAGCTCCATGAGGTCACCGTTTCGCGTCGAGATAGCCAAGGGAGTAGGAGAGGCTCTGCGACCGCGGCGGTCGGCCGCGCATCGCATCGATCCAGCCACGCCCATACTGCGCAATCCGATGTTGCTCGATCATTTCAGCGCCTCCAGTGATCGCGATAAGCCTGGCGAATCGAGTGAACGTGAACAGCGATCGCCGTCACCGACAGGGCAAATGCTGCACAGATGAGCTCGCTCATGCCGGTACCTTTCCGGCGTTGGCGGCGCAATAGTCGATGACCGACTGAACCGTGGTGAGCTGGAGCATTTTGCTGTCAGGGATCTCGAAGCCGAATTCGTCTTCGAGCGTCATGGTCATCTCGACGATGTCGAGGGAGTCGGCGCCCAGGTCGGTCTGGAGCGAAGCGCCGTTGTCAATCGCGGGATTGCTGATGCAGAGCTGCTCGCGGATGATCGTCTTGACCCGCTGCTCGATGGTTGCTTGGGCTTCGCTCAATTCCATTCTCCTAGTTGGTGGTCACAGCCCTCATGGGTACGCATCGCCTTCCGCCTGGGCGGCGGCGCAGCGCGTGGTGCTGCGTTGGGATGGATATTAGAAGTTCTCTTTTTTAGTGTCAAGAGAAATTCTAATATTTATAGTGGCCCGTAATTTACGACGGTCTGGCCAGCCCAGTATGCTCAGACATATGCCTACAAATAGCTGACCGAGGGGAGCATGAAGATTGCGATTGTTGGGATAGCAGCTCTCGCTGCCGCCACCGCGATCATTGTGGGATTGGGGTCGTTCATCGGCTCTGGAGCAAAGCTGACGCCACGCGCTAAGGCCGACTGGGCATCCGCGGCGTCTATCGGGCTAGTGAAGGAGGAGGCGCCTGCGGCAGCATCGGGAGCTCAATATGACCTTGCTTATGCAATTCTGGCGACAAAGAGGCTGCGCAGATCAATGCGTGATCCCGATAGCTTCAAATTGGAGTCCGCATTCGCAGTGGCCGGCTCTGGCGACATCTGCTACCAATACCGCGCACGCAATGGGTTCGGCGGCATGGACGCGGGAGCGGCGATCGTAGGAAAGAGAGATGTCGTCACCGACAACGCCAAGTCGCTCAGGACGGAATGGGGCAAGCGTTGCGCCGGCAAAGCAGGGGAGGATTTGGCGCCTATCCTCGGCCTATAACATCCGACTCAAAAAAGAAAAGCCCGCTACATGAGCGGGCTGAATCCATGCTTGGAGACATGGAGGAGACGCGATCGATTCTAGGTGGAAACCCTATGACGCGCAACCCCCAAGTCGCATCGGCGCTACGGATGTGAAAAGCCCCGCGCGGGCGGAGCAATAGCACGCCGACGCCGCCTTACCCATCCCTCTATCCGAGCTTTGAGACAAACGGCGTCCTGATCGAGCAAATTTGTCAGCGCTTGCTTAATCGGTAGCAGGACGCCGCTTGCTCTGATACTGTATATGCATACAGTACTCGAGGCTAAGCGAGACGAGGGTGACGGTGATGGGCGAAACGAGGACAACAAAGCTCCGGTGCAAGCCGGGAGACTTGGCGCGGATCAGGAAGGCATGGAATCGCTTGCTGGAGGGGCGACTCGTGTTCGTTCGTCGCGCTTATAGCAAGACCGAATGGGTTGTGTGCCTGCTTGACGGCCCCGCGTTCACGCTGGGCGAGGACTGCCGGCGCTATATCGCAACTCGGAACCTCATCGCCGATGACTGGGCGCTCGAGCCGCTGGTGGGTGAGCATCACATTCCCCGTGCGGAGCGCGCTACGGGTTTAGGCGCCCCAGAGGTTCATTCTCGTCTGGAAGCATGCGAAGCATCAATTTGAACGTCTGCTCAGGCTCTCCGGCCATGTCCGCCCGAAGAACGGCCTCAATCACTTCCCTCGCGGCGGGGCTGACAACCGTCAAGTCGATGTTGCCGTGGGGCTTGCGGATATCCTTGGCAAGCTTGGGGCTGATTTCGGACGGATCGACGCCAATTTGTGCACAGATCGCGAGTAGGGCTCGAACGTTTAGCGGGATGATGCCCCGCAAATACTGACTGATCAGCCCCTGGGTCCCCAACTCAGTCGCCTGGGCGAGCCATGCCTGAGAGGCACCTGGGTGACTGCTCTTAAAACGATTCCACGCCGCAACCAGGCGATCTCGATCCGCCAATTCTTCTTCGGTCAGCGCGCGCTTTTCTACGGTAGCCATAGGCTGAATCCTAAATAGTGCGTCTAATATTTGCGCGCCTCGATGATTAGAAATTCTCTTGACCATACAAAAGAGAAGTTCTAATATTCGCGCATGAACAACGTGCGACTCCTCCGCAAGACCCTAAATCTCTCCCAGGCAGAGTTGGCCCGGTGCATTGGGGTAACGCAATCCGCGCTTTCGCATTACGAGAACGGCGCATGCGATCCGCTCGTTGAGACGGCTCGCCGGTTGATTGCATTCGCCGGCACATGCGGCATCAAGTGGAGACTCGAGGACGTATATGGATCCCCAGACGTCGCCCAGCCGCAAGACGGGGGAGAGCTGCCGAGCACTGACGCATCCGACGACACCCAACCCCCGGCAGGCGCGCCGGACAATAAGGAGAGCGTCTGACATGAAGCGCTTCCTGTCATGGTTTCGACGCCGGCTGCTGGTTCGCTTGACCGTTCAGCGTGGCTTGGTTTTGCGCACCGGCGACACGGTCGTGATTGGCGTTGATCCCGACTGGCTTGCTCGCTTCGACTTCGAGGAGCTTCAAGCGCGACTCGAGGAGCGACACGCGGGCGTGAAGTTCCTTTATGTCGCGGACTTGGGTCGGATCTTCCTGCTTGGTGGCTCGGGCTGTGAAGAATGCGGCAACGATCGAAAGAGCGGTCGTGAATAAGGCTTTGATAGCCCAATGCTCGACTCGCCGAAGCGAGCTGAGCGCATCGCGAAGCGGTGCGAGTAGGGCGTGCTGAGTGCAAATCGGTTGGCCGTAGTTGTCCTGTACGTATCGGTCGCGCCAAAGCGGTTTCATGGGGTTTCAGTTCGAAGGTTGATTCGCGGCGTGGAAACCTGATTCTGCCACGGGCGAGAGACCCCACCATTTCACTGAAAAAGGAGTGCAGATGCATCTTCCGCACCATCAAAAAATGCTCCAGCGAGCAGTCGTTGACGGCAACCTCGATCAGGTGATCGCTCAGATCGCTGCCGAAAACCCCAAGGCATTTCACGTTGATCTGGGAACGCCTGGCGCTGACGAGACGCTCTCGACGCGCACGTTCTATGACCAGCCTGCCCGGCCGACGCAGATGAAGGGCTTCATCAAGCATTACGTGCCGACGGCAGAGGCTGCGTGACATGGCGCTCACCGCGGCTGAGCAGAAGCAGATTCGCGAGGCCCTGTGTGCGATAGCGGTTCGCGGGTCTCGGTTTCCGGACGAACTGCAGCAGGCTCGCCAGAACCTGACGCGGCAGTTTGAGGCACTGAAAGCGGCTGCAACGCCGCAAGCAGCAGCAGAGAAGTGACGGCGGGCGCCGCGATGGCGCGAGCAGCACCCGCCGGGTTGCACGGTCGTTTCATTTTTCTCTCCCTGAACATCTTTGACTGCACTTTAGTAGTCCTCATCGCGAATTAACACGTTTTATTGGAGCTATTAGTGAACATCCTAGATGCGGCACATTCGGTTGCGCTCGACTACCCCGGCGGCTGCGAATCGCTCGCACCGCGTCTCGGGATGTCGGCTCAGGTTCTGCGCAACAAGGTCAACACGAACAACGAGACGCACCACCTGACGCTCAAGAACGCCGTTGACATGACGGAGAAGACGGACGACGACCGGATTCTCGAAACGTGGGCGCGCGAGCGCGGTTACGCGCTGGTCAAGATCCCGTCGCCGGAGAACTGCTCGGACGGCGAGATCGTCGAGCTGATGGCGAAAACATGGGAGACGAACGGCGAGATCGGCAAGGAGATCATCCGCACGTTCGAGGACAACCGCGTCGAGCGGCACGAAGTGGTTCGCATCCAAGAGCGCACGTGGAAGCACTTCCAGGTGCTGCTCGGCCTCGTCAGCCGTATCGAAGGCATGGCGGAGGACCAGTAAATGGGCGCGATCCTGCAAGTCGCGGTGCAGACGATGTCGAGCCGGGAGATTGCGGATCTGGTCGAATCGCGCCACGACAGCGTCAAGCGGACGGTCGAGCGCCTCGCCGATCGCGGCGTCATCGATCTTCCACCATTGGTGGAATACCTCGACGGGCTTGGTCGTAAGGCCGTCGAGTATCAAATCGGCAAGCGCGACAGCTACGTAATCGTCGCGCAGTTGTCGCCGGAATTCACCGCGCGCTTGGTCGATCGCTGGCAGGAGCTCGAGCAGTATGCAGCGAACGCGTCGCCGGCCGTGCCGCAGACGTTCGCGGATGCTCTACGCCTGGCCGCGGATCAGCAAGAGCAGATTGACGCGCAGCGCCGGCAGATCGAGCAGCAGAGGCCGGCCGTCGAGTTCGCGCATGCGGTCCGCAACACGGCCGACGCGATCAGCATCGGCGATATGGCGCGCGTTCTCGGCATCGGCCAGAACCGGCTTTTCCGCCAACTGCGCGCCGACCACCTCCTGATGGCCGACAACCGGCCGTATCAGCACTACATCGACCGCGGTTACTTCCGCATGGTCGAGAGCGTCTGGATAGACGCCGAGAAAGAGTCGCATCCCACCTTCAAGACGCTGGTCACGGGCCGCGGGCAGGTCTACCTGCAGCGCCGCTACGGCCAGCAACCGGAGCAAGCAGCATGAATACCGAACAGAACCGTCAGGCGCAGGTTGTCGACGAGCGGATGGCGCCGGCGCAGGCCGAAGAGATGAAGCGCATCGTGCGCGACGCCAGCCATCACCCGATGTTCCCGCGCATGTGCCTGTCGTGCGGGGCTCGTGAAACTCTCGACGGCTCTGTGCCGTGCGGCCACTGAGGAGCCTCGCATGGCAAAGAACTCCATCGACGCCTACGGCGCGAAAGGGAAGGGCAATGTGCTCGACTTTGATCCGGGCACACTGGTGCTCGTGACCGATCCGGCGCACCCGCTCTTCGACGAGCGCGTCCACTGGCCAGTCGACGAGAACATGGTTCGCAACATCATGTTTCAGGGCGTGATCCAGCCGATCGAGGTGACGAAAGACCCGGAAACTGGCGAGGTTCAGGTCGTCACCGGCCGGCAGCGCGTGAAGGCAGCCCGAGAAGCGAATCGGCGACTGGTCGATCGCGGGGAACCGCCCGTTACCGTGCCAGGGATTGTCCGACGCATCCCGCGCGTCGATCGCGCGTCGGTGTTGTCGGCGGCTATCGCCAGCGAGAACGCAATTCGTCAGCAGGAGACGCCGCTCTCCACGGCCGCGAAGATGGCGCGCCAGCTGCGGATGCGCAGCGAGGCTGACGTCGCGGTCCTGTTCGGCTGCAACGTCCAGACCGTGCGGGCGACGGTTGCACTTCTCGACTGCTGCGAGGCGGTGCAGAAAGCCGTGGATGCCGGCCAGATCAATGTCACGCATGCCCGAAAGCTCGCCAAGCTGGAACCCGGTGAGCAGCGCGAGAAGGTGGCAGAGCTCGTCGAAGCAGGTGAAGGCAAGACGGGCCATGCGCGCTCCCGTGCGCAGCGTGCTGTCGTCGAGGGCGATTCAGCTCCACGCATGCGCTCGCGCAAGCAAGTCGAGACTGCGCTGGCGGCAGCGACCGGCGACGTGGCTGCTGCGCTGCGGTGGGTGCTTGGCCTCGACGCGCAAGTCCCCGGAGGGGCCGCAGAGTGAGCGTCAAGGTGATGAACGCCGTATTCGAGCGCTACCCAGATGGCGGCGGCGAAATGATTCTCGCGCTTGCGCTCGCCGATCACGCGCATGACGACGGCTCGCATATCTATCCGAGCGTGGAGACGCTGGCCAAGAAGACGCGCCAGTCGCCACGGGCTGTTCAGTACCAACTCCGGCGCATGCAGCAGACCGGCTGGCTCATTCTCGTCGGTCAGGCAAAGGGGGGCCGCGGCAACTGCCGCGAGTATCGGATCAGCCAAGAATGGATAAACGGCGCAGAACTTGCACCCATTTCGGCGGGTTCAAAGGGCGCAAAAACTGCACCGAATGGAAAGGGTGCAAACGACGACACAAAGGGCGCAACTGACGACGTAAAGGGTGCAAAACACAGCGCTAAAGGGTGCAAAGCTTTTGCACCCGAATCATCAGGAACCACCAAAGAACCGTCAGAGAACCATCAACCCGCGCGGCGTGCGCCGCGAGTTGCGTTGCATGCCGAACTTCTGAACCTCGAACTTCCCGACTGGCTCCCGTTCGAGGCATGGGACGCATGGTGCGAGCACCGCGAGGCGAAGACGACCGGCAAGAGCGGAATCCCTTGGACGCGTCCGGCGGCCCGCGTGTCGCTGAAAAAGCTCGAGCAGATCCACGGTCGGGGCATGAGCGTTGTCGACGCGATCGACGAGTCCGTGCTCCGCGGCTGGACGGGGATCTGGGAGGCGAAGGCTGCCGACGCTGCGGGCGCGGCTGGCGGTGCCGCTGACGGATGGTGGGGAACCGAGGCTGGCTGGCGCGACCAGGGCAAACGGCTGGGCATCGATGTAGCGCGGTTCCAGTACTTCGAGCAGTTCAAGGCGAAGGTCTGCAAGACGCTCGGCCCTGGGCCGTGGATGGAGCATCTGCTCGCCGCGGTTAGCCGCGAGAGCGAAGAGCGCGGCGAGCACCTGTACGCGTACCTCAACGATATTCCGCGCGACCAGATCGCGCAGCGTGAGGCTGCATGACGAAGCGGACACCCTGGCCGTTGGTCGTCCCGGCCGGAACGAAGACGGTCGGCACAGCGCGCGTGCGCGATGACGCGCGGCCGACGATGACCACAGCGCAGCGACGGATCTATGAGGACACGGGTAACCACCCGCAGGTCGACAGCAGTTTCGATGAGATCGCCGACAGGCTCGACCCATTCGCGCCGGCGCCGCTTTCGATGGCGAAGCCGAAGCGCACGCCGAAATACCGCAACACGAGGTGCGAGCACAACGGCATCAAATTCGACAGCGAGAAGGAGCGCTCGCGCTGGTTCCACCTGATCCAGCTGCAGGCGGCCGGCGTCATTCGCAACTTGCAGCTGCAGGTCCCGTTTGTTCTCACCGATCGCAAGCAGCGCGACGACGGCACGTGGGAGCAGGCATCCAAGTATGTCGCCGACTTCGTCTACTTCGACGTCGCGACGGGCAAGCAGGTCGTCGAGGACGTGAAGTCCGTGGCGACGCGGAAGAACCGTACGTACATCCAGAAGCGCAAGCAGATGCTGGAGAAATACGACATCACGATCAAGGAGGTTTGATGGCTGAAGGAAAGATGGGCTTCACGTCGCGCCGCATCTGCGAATGTCTTCGCGACAATCCGGGGATCTCCATGGCGGCGATCGCGAACAAGCTCGATGCGAACATCGAGACGATCAAGAAGCCGGTGAGGAGGCTCGTCGAGCTGGGATACGTCAAGCAGGGCGCCCGGCGAAAGGATGGCTTCACCTATCGCCTTACCGGCAAGCCCTTTCCGTCATCTGCCGACTGGAAGGTAACGCCTGCCTATGCGGCGACGCTTCAACGTCGGGCAGCATTCGATGATGCATTCAGCGTCGTGATTCCTGCGATGCGAGCAATGGTCGACGTCGGCAGGGTTGCGGCATGAGGCTCTATCTAGCCGGCCCGATGAGCGGGTATCCGGAGCTGAACTTCCCGGCATTCAATGCCGAGGCATCCCGCCTGCGCGGCCTGGGCTTCCGAATTGTGAACCCGGCTGAGATCAACGCGAATTCGGGTGCCGACTGGCTCTCATGCATGCGAGCTGACATCAAGCAGCTGGTCGACTGCGACGGTATCGCGCTGCTGCCGGGCTGGGAGCGATCCCGTGGAGCGAACGTCGAGCACGTGGTGGCGCGCGGTCTCGGCCTGCGTGTGTACCACGCGCATCACCTGGTCGGCCTCGCGGGCGAATTTCCAGTGTTGAGCTCGGACGCGATCGAGCGGATGGAGGCGGTATGAACTGCAAACCGGGTGATCTGGCTATCGTGACCCGCGGCGCGCGCACGGTGATCGAGAAGAAAGTGCTCGGCCGCATCGTGCGCGTTACGACCGCCGACGAGCAGGCGGTCTGGACGATAGAGGAGCCAATCTGGCTTTGGCATGCGGGCCGCTCGTACAAGATCACTGGTATTTGCGACGAGTGCTTGACGCCGCTGCGCGGCGAGCCGGAGATCGAGCATGAGCAGCGGCGCGACGAGGTGACAGCTTGAAGCGATCTGCACCGCTGCAGCGCAAGACGCCGCTGAAGTCGACCGGCTTCAAGCGCAAGACGAATTCGCCGTTCAGTAGCCTGGCGTCTCGCGCGACGCTCGAGCGCCGGACCGCGATCAAGAACCGGATCAAGAAGCCCACCGTCGCCGAGGGCGCGAAGTATCTGGCCGCCTGTCGCGGGGAGCCGTGCTATCTCCGCGTGCCGGGCGTCTGCCGGCTCAATCCGCTCGACGAGACGGTGGTGCCGTGCCATTCAAATCAAGGGCGCCACGGCAAGGCTGGCAACTTGAAGGCGAAAAACGAATTCACGGTTCCGGGCTGCATGCGGTGCCACGCATGGATCGATCAGAACCGCTTTGGCACGCCGAGGCAGGTCAAGTTCGACGTCTGGGATCGGGCGTTTGAAGAATGGGTGCAGGTGCGCGCCCGGAAGATGGGAATTGAGGAGGAAGCGTGCGACTTGTCGTGAAGATGGCTCTACCGGCCGTGCGCCACTGGCGCCACTACCGTGCGAATTGGGCGACGTTTGAATGCCGTGCGGTTCGCTTGCGCGGCCCGGTTCGTCAGGGGATTCCATCGAAGCCAGTGCCGGCGTGGATCTACGCAGATGTGATCGTGCCGGACAAGTACCGCGATCAGGCGGCGCCGCATGCATGGAATCCAGATGGCACATATCCGGTTGAGGTGCCGGTGAACTGGAATGCAAAGACCCTCGCGCCGTTTCTCGCGAGCGGCGACCTTGAATGGAATGTGGAGGAAAACGCGTGACCGCATTTGCATACATCGACATCGCCGACGTGCCGACTCATCTGCGTGAAACGAGCGCGCAACGCATCGACAGCCTAACGGGCGCGACACTCATCGCGTTCGAAGGCTGCCCGCTCATCGGCCAGAGTGAGCCGGAAAAGCCGCAGCAGATCGAGTTTCCATTCCCGCGACTTCAGGCGATCAGATGGCAGTTGGTCGAGTGGCTGTCGTATTACGGGATCAACTTCACGGTCGTGTTCTGACGTCCCGCAGGCAAAAACGAAATATCGAAATTGATGAAAACACAAGGAGCCAGCATGCAAGCGGTCAAACACGAAGGCATATTCAAGAGCCCGCAAGAGGCCATCGTTTTCGCATGCAACTACAGTGACCAGCAATACGCGTTGTCGCCGATGGCGAAGATCCTGCAACGCGGTGCGTACGGAAGCGGGCGTGGGCTGATCGGCCTCGACGGTGCCGGCCAGGCGGGTATGGTGTTCGCCGAACTGCACCGACTCGACTACTGGCAGCTCGTCGCGCTTGTGTCGAGCAAGATCAAGCGAAGCGAGCAATGCAATTGTGGGTTCGCATGCTGCCGCGGCTGGAAGATCACGAAGCAATTTGATGAGGCGGTTAGCCAGCTTGCAGATCACGTCGGCGAGGCATTGACGCCTGTTCCGCCAGTGAAGGAATTTCGGCGCGCGGTCATCATGAAGTACTTCGGCGAGAAGGAGAACGTCACCATTGTTGCCGAGAACCTTGGGATTCCGCCGCGCACGGCCGAACGTCACGCGGCAGCGATCCGGCGGTACATCAAGGATCTCGAGAGGAACGGACTGACGAAGTTGAGCGAGCGCCTCGACGAAATTGGCATGCTCATCTCGAAAACTGCTTGACTGGCGGAAATCCCCGCCATATAGTCCATTTTCATATACCGTACCAATGGTGCGAACACGAAGCCCGCAAGCGAAAGCAAGCGGGCTTTTGTGTATGTGGACTCAGCACGGATGCGGTTTGAGCCGATCGCTCATTGCCCTTCGGTCCGCACTTGCGTATCAGTTGCGCGCGGAAGGTCACCCGCCAGAAACGCGAAAATCTTCTCAAGGCGAGTCAGTTTGACGTCGGTCGGCTGATCCAGGCGAATCATTTCACCCACGTATGCCGGATGCGCTAGTGAGCCGATGACCTGTGAATCGCTCTCTTGTAAGGCGCAGTAGCGAGCGAATAGTGCGGCATCGTCGAGCGCTCCGGCTTCAGCGAGCAGCTGCTCGTATCGTTGCTTCTGGGCTAGTGCTTGCGTAGCCTTTCCACCTGGTTGGCACACGAACGAATACGCGGCAAGCGCTGCTACAGCGATGCCGGTCGCAAGCGGAGCGGCATTTGTCATGACGGCTGCTCCAAGCAGCATTTGCGCAAAATTACTGGCGCGATCCGCACGTGCCATAAGCATGGCTTGCATCTTTTCGAGTCGAATCGAATAGCCAATCTGGAAGGTCGTTTCGTATCGCGTCATGGTACTGAGCTCCTTACTTTTGTTTCGGCGGCGGCGGCGGGGGTTTTGGCGCGACATGAGCTTTCTCGTGTCGAGTCGGTTGAGGAGCCGGCTTAGGCGCGCGGTGATCCTGTGCAATCGTTGGGCCGCTGGGTTTCTTCGTTGTCACGTTGGTCTCCCTGACAGGGTTTCGTGGGTAGCGCTCGAAATCCTATCACGCAGGTAATACAACTCGTATTGCCTGCATCTCAATACCGCGGCGCTCGGATCTGTCGGTGCGTTCCGCATTCCGACCGCTCGCCCACGTGCAGGAATTGCATGAGCCGAAAGCTAACGACGCTCAAGCCGCGAGTGCAGTCGCTGACGACCACGCGCGTGCCGATGCTCGAGGCGAAGGCCGGCACGACGCCGCGCATTCGCGGTAGTCGATGGGTCAAGACGCGGCAGCGCATCGCTGTCGCGCAGGAGTTCAAGTGTCGGCGCTGCGGCTGCGTGTGGTTGCCGTGGCGAGATCAGGTCGATCACGACGTGCCGCTCGAGCAAGGCGGCAGCAACGACGACGGCAACCTGCAGCTGCTCTGCGATGACTGTCACAAGGTGAAGACGGCTGAGGAGGCGCGCAGCCGTTCGGTGCGCCTGTGAATGCGAGTTATTCGCATTTGCGGCGGGGGGTGTCGAAAGTCTGGCGTTGCACATCGCGGGACACCGCCCGACCTCCCATGCGGAGAAAAAATCGCCCCTGGAGGATTTTGTTAATGGCTTTAACAGGCAAAAAGAGGCTATTCGCCGATGCCGTTTTAGCCGGGAAGTCTAATAGGGACGCGGCAATCGCGGCCGGCTACAGCGCTAAGACGGCGTCGGCGGCCGGATCGCGACTTGTTAAAGACAAGGACGTCTCCGCGTACCTCGCGGAGCGCAAAAAGAAGCCCGCGCCGAAGCGGAAGTCGGCACCGCCGGCGGGAGACGACCCGGTCACGCAAGCGGCGGTCGCCGCCGGGTTCGATCTGGCCGCGATCGTCACTTACAAGGATCCGAAAGACTTCCTGCTCGCGGCGATGAACGATCAGCTCACCGAGCCGAAGCTGCGGATCGACGCGGCAAAGTCCCTCATGCCGTTCATGCACCAGAAGCTCGGCGAGGGCGGCAAGAAGGAGGCACAAGCGGAGGCCGCGAAAAAGGCGGCCAGCAAATTCGGCGCGCTGACGCCCCCGAAGCTCGTCGTCAACAACAGGAAGTGATGCATGGAATGGTCAACCGCATGTCCGGACTGGGCCGAACGGCTCAAGTCGGGGCAGTCGATCATTCCGCCGCCGATCTTCCCGGAGCAGGCCGAGCAGGCGCTCGCCGTATTCAAGGAGCTGAAGATCGTCGACGCGCCGGGCAGCCCGACGTTCGGGGAATCGTCGGCGCAGTGGGTATTCGATCTGGTCGCGTCGATATTCGGCGCCTATGACGCCGAGAGCGGCCGGCGCCTGATCACCGAGTGGTTCGTCTGTATCCCCAAGAAGAACAGCAAGTCGACGCTTGCCGCGGGGATCATGATGACTGCCATGATCCTGAATTGGCGCATGTCGGCGGAGTACGCAATCCTTGCCCCGACGATCGAGGTCGCGAATAACAGCTTCGCGCCGAGCCGGGACATGGTGAAGCACGAGGAGGAGCTCGACGATCTCTTCCAGGTGCAGACTCACATCAAGACGATCACGCACCGAACGACTGGCGCGACGTTGAAGGTGGTGGCGGCCGATTCGAACACGGTCGGCGGGAAGAAGAGCGTCGGTACGCTGGTTGACGAGGTGTGGTTGTTCGGCAAGCAGGCGAACGCTGAGAACATGCTGCGCGAAGCTATCGGCGGCCTGGCATCGCGTCCGGAAGGGTTCGTGATCTACCTCACGACGCAATCGGATGATCCGCCGGCCGGCGTGTTCCTGCAGAAGCTGCGTTATGCGCGCGACGTGCGCGACGGGAAGATTCACGATCCGTGCTTCGTGCCGGTGATCTTCGAGCATCCGCCGGACATGGTCGAGCGGAAGGAGCACCTGCTCTCCGAAAACCTTGGGATGGTCAATCCGAACCTCGGCTACTCGGTCGACCAAGCGTTTCTGGAGCGCGAATTCCGCAAGGCGAAGGAAGGCGGCGAAGAGTCGTTTCGCGGCTTCCTCGCGAAGCACGCCAACGTCGAAATCGGGCTCGCGCTCCGGTCGGACCGGTGGGCTGGCGCAGATTACTGGGAGAGGCAAGGCGTCCAGCGGCTCTCCCTCGAGGATCTGATTGCCCGGTCCGAGGTGATCGACGTCGGCATCGACGGCGGCGGCCTCGACGACTTGCTCGGTCTGGCCGTGGCCGGGCGTGAGACCGGTACAGGAAACTGGCTCCTTTGGACGCACGCGTGGGCGCATCCATCAGTGCTCGAGCGACGCAAGGCCGAGGCCGCGCGCTTCGAGGACTTTTCGAAGGATGGCGACCTAACGCTCGTCGAGGTGATCGGCGACGACGTCGACGAGCTGGCCGGCTACGTCGCGCAGTGCGAGCGGTCCGGTCTGCTCGACAGAGTCGGCGTGGACCCTGCGGGGATTGGCGCGATCCTTGACGCACTCGTCGATGCCGATGTGCCTGAGGACAAGGTGCTCGCGATCTCGCAGGGCTGGAAACTCACTGGCGCGATCAAGACGACCGAGCGGAAGCTCGCCGAAGGCGGCCTGCTTCACGGCGGTCAGCGTCTGATGAACTGGTGCGTCGGCAACGCGCGCGTCGAGCCGCGCGGCAACGCGATCCTGATCACCAAGCAGGCCAGCGGCACCGCGAAGATCGACCCGCTAATGGCGACCTTCAACGCGGTATCCCTGATCAGTCTGAATCCGCAGTCAGCACCGAAACCTGGAATTGTGATCCTATGAGCGAAGCGGTATTCAAGGCAGCGCAGGCGAAGGCCCGGACGCCGGGTTCGTCGGTGCTCAATGCCTGGCGCGCGCAGCATGGGCCCGAGGCGACGGGGCGCATCAACAACATCAACGAGACGCGGCAGAGCCTGACCGTTCAGGAGCTGGCGAACATCATCGGCGGCGGCGCGATCAGCAACGCCGGCCCGGTCGTGAACGAGACGACCGCGATGAAGGTGTCGGCCGTCTACGCGTGCGTCGCACTGATCGCGGGCGCAATCTCGACGTTGCCGATGCCGGTCTATCAGCGCACCGCGACGGGCCGGGAGCGCGTCGAGCATCCGTATTGGTGGCTCCTGAATGAGCAGCCCGACGCGGACGTTTCCGCGGCGGTGTTCTGGGAGTACATGGTCGCGGCCCGGCTGTTCTACGGCGACTGTTTCGCAGAGATTGTGCGACCGTCGTTCCGCAGCAACCTGGTAACGGGATTCAAGGCGCACCACCCGCTGCGCGTTTTCCCGTTCCGCGACAGTCAAGGTGATCTGTATTACCGCGTGCAGCCACTTGTCGGCGCCGAGTACATCCTGCATCCGGCCGACATCATCCATATCCCGAGCCTCGGCTACGACGGGATTCGCAGCCCGAGCCCGATCACGTATGCAGCTCGCCAGTCTGTCGGGACGTCGCTCGCGGCGGCTGAGTACAGCGCGCGATTTTTCTCGAATGGCGCCCGCCCGGACTTCGCGCTGACGACCGACGGCAACATGACGGAGGAGCAAGCAAAGCTTCTCCGCGCGACATGGGGCGAGCGCCATAGCGGCGTCGCAAACTCGCACCTTCCGGCGATCCTCACTGGCGGATTGAAGGTTCAGGAACTGACCATGTCGCCGGTTGACGCTCAGATCCTCGACACCTGCAAATGGGGCCTCGAGGAGATCTGCCGGGTGCTCGGTGTTCCGCCGTTCATGGTCGGATCAACCGAGAAAACGACGTCGTGGGGAAGTGGCCTCGAAAACATGGGGCGCGGCTTCGTGAAATTCACGCTTTTGCGCGATTTGCGCAAGTTTGAGCAGGAATTCAACCGGAAATTGTGGCCGACTCGGCAAAAATTCTTCGTCGAATTCGACGTTTCAGGCATGGAGCGAGGCGATCTCAAGAGTGAGAACGAAGCGCTCCGAATCGCGCTCGGTCGCGCTGGCGAACCCGGCTGGATGACTCAAAACGAGGTCCGCCACATCAAGCTTCTGCCTCCCGTGGAGGGCGGCGACACGATCAACAGCGGGGTCGCCCAAACGGCGAACGTGGCTGAACCCGCCCCGGCGACCGAGACGGCACCGAAGCCGGGCGGTCAACCTGACGAAGGAGCATCATGAGCAAGCTGATCCAACTGTTGGCGAAGAATCGTCGGCAGGGACGCCCGCGCGCGTTCGCGGTGCAGGGCGATGACGTGACCATCTATATCTATGACGCCATCGTGCCCGATGACGATACGGCAGAGTGGTGGGGTGGCGTCTCGGCGCAGTCGCTCGTTCCGCAGATCCGCGCGATCAACGGCGGCACGATCCATTTGCGGATCAACTCGCCGGGCGGTGACGTGTTCGCGGCGCAGACGATCTGTGCGGCAATCCGCGACACCGGCGCCAAGGTGATCGCGCACATCGATGGTTACGCCGCGAGTGCGGCAACCATCATCGCATCGGCCGCCGACGAGGTCGAGATGTCGGACGGCGCGATGTACATGATTCACTGCGGATGGACGATCGCCATCGGCAACTCGGCCGACATGACGGCCGTGGCGGCGCTGCTGGACAAGACGGACGGCGTCATCGCCAGTCAGTATGCGAAGCGCTCGGGCAAGAGCGCTGACGACATGAAGACGCTGATGCAAGCCGAAACGTGGTTCACGGCCGAAGAGGCGGTCGAGATAGGCCTGGCCGACCGAATCGCCGAAAGCGCCGAGAAGGTTCAGGCGTCCTGGGATCTGAGCGCGTATGCGAACGCGCCGAAGCCGGAAGCGCGGCAGCAGTCCGAGAACATCAACGCAATTACCGCAGAGCATCGACAGCGTCAGCAACAGCGCCTCCGCATGCTGAACTGCATCAACCATCAGTGACGCGCCTCGCGCAACTGAGATCAGCCGCCCTCGGGCGGTTTTTTTTCGTCCCCACGACCTGCGCGAGCGGTCAACCCTGAACGGAGAGAGTCACATGAAGCTGCAACAGCTGCGCGAATTGCGCAACCAGAAGGCGAAGGAAGCCAACGAGCTGAACAACAAGTACCCGGCCGACCAGCGCATGCCGGCGGCCGACTCCGAGCGCATGGATGCGATCCTGGCCGAAATCGAGGCGATCGACGGCGACATCGCGCGCGAGAACCGCCGCGTGCAGCTGGCCGCCGACGACCCGGCCGCGATCGAAGCAGCGGCGCGCAACGCGGCGACGCGGAATCCGGCGCAGCATGGCGACGAATCGAAGGCGCTCCGCGCGTTCCTCGCCGGCGGCATCGTCAACATGGCGGATGAAGATCGCGCGCGCATGCTTGCGCGCCAGACGCCCGACATTCGGAACGCGATGTCGACCACGACCACCACGGAAGGCGGTTTCACGGTCGCGACCGAGTATCAGCGCTCGCTGGAAATCGCGATGAAGGCATACGGCGGCATGCGACAGGTTTCGCACGCGATTCGCACCGCCACCGGCGCGACGATGAACTTCCCGACCACGGATCCGACCGCTGAAGTCGGCGAGATCGTCGGCCAGAACTCGCCGGTGAGCGCGCAGGATACGTCGTTCAACAACATCTCGCTCGACGTGTTCAAGTACAGCTCGAAGAAGATCGCGTTGCCGTTCGAGCTGGTGCAGGACAGCTTCATCGACATCGAGGCGTACATTCAGTCGCTGCTCGCGATGCGCCTCGGACGTATCCAGAACTCGCATTTCACGAATGGCACGGGCACGGGCCAGCCGCGCGGCCTCGTCACGGCGGTCAGCTCGGGTAAGGTCGGCGCGACCGGCCAGACGCTGAGCGTTGTCTATGACGATCTAGTCGACCTCGAGCATTCGATCGATCCGGCATACCGCAACCAGCCCGGCGTCGGCTACATGATGCACGACTCGTCGGTGAAGGTCGTTCGCAAGATCAAGGACGGCCAGAATCGGCCGATCTTCGTGCCGGGCTACGAAGCGGACGCGATGATCAACGGCGGCGCGCCGGACCGCCTGATGGGGCGCCCGATCTACATCAACCAGGATGTGCCGGTGATGGCGGCGAACGCGAAGTCGATCCTGTTCGGCCAGTACAGCAAGTACGTCATCCGCGACGTGATGGATCTCACGATCTTCCGCATGACAGACTCGGCCTTCACGCTGAACGGTCAGATCGGCTTCGTCGGCTTTCTCCGGACCGGCGGCAACCTGATCGACGCCGGCGGCGCCGTCAAGGCATACGCCAACTCGGCGACGTAAGCGCTGCTGCTCAGAGCGAGGCGGACTTCGGTTCGCCGCTTCTTCTTCCTCCCGGAGTAAATCATGGCAAAGACGCAAACCGCGCGTGCGCGCGCGCTTTCGGACAACGAGAGCCTCGGCTTCAAATGCGAGCAGCTCGTCGAGGGCCCGGAGAAGGTCATCCAGGCACTCACGGACGCCGGCGCGGTCGACAACCATCCCGACGCGGTCGAATACGCCACGAAGCAGGGCGCAAAAGTGGTCGCTCTCGCCGATCCGGATGCGGCGGCGGAACTCGCGGCATCGGTGATCGAGAACAAGCAGGCCGAAGCGGACGGCGCGGCCCAGGATCCGGCGGCGTAAGGCATGGGGATCAGGCTCACACAGGCGCCCGCGGAGGAGCCGGTCACGCTGGAGGAGGCGAAGCTGCACCTCCGCGTGATCGACTCGTCCGAAGATGCGCTGATCTCGCTGCTTATCAGCGCTGCGCGCGTGCACGCGGAGAATGTCTGCCGGCGCGTGTTCGTCACGCAGAAGTGGGATCTGTTCCTCGACGCGTTTCCGTTCTACACGTACTACGGAGTGATCCCCGGATACGTGCCGGTCGACCAGCTGCCGGCTGCATGGATGACGATGCGGAACTACGCGGTCCGCTTTCGCGGCAGCAAGATCGACATCCCGTTCCCGCGGCTGCAGTCGGTCGATGCGGTGAAGTACATCGATGCGTTCGGCAACCAGCAGACGATGGACCCATCGCTGTACGTCGTCGACAACATTAGCGAGCCGGGTGTCCTGACTCCGGTGACCGGGACGTATTGGCCCGACACGCTCAACACGACGAACGCGGTGCAGATCAGCTTCACGGCCGGCTACGGCGACGCATCGGCCGTCCCCGCGGGGATCAAGTCGTGGATCCTGATCCGCCTCGCGACCCTGTACGAGAACCGCGAGGAGGTCGCGATTCTCAATCGTGGCCAGGTGCATGACCTGCCGTATGTTGATCAGATTCTCGATCCGTACCGTATCTGGGGGTACGCCTGATGCGTTCGGGGGATTTCAACCGGCGCATCACGATCCAGGTCAAGCAGGCCGGTCAGGACGACCTGGGGCAGCCGTTGACGAGCTGGGTCGACGTGGCGGCCGCCGTCCCTGCGAACCTGCTCGCCTCGACCGGCAGGGAATACGTCAACTCCGGCGAGGAAATCAGCAAGGCGCAGGTGAGCATGCGGATTCGCTGGCGTACCGACGTCACCGCGGCGATGCGCGTGCTGTACGACGGCGGCATCTTCAACATCGAGGCTGTGCTTCCGGATTACGCCGGACGGCGATATGTCGACCTGGCGTGCAGCGTGGGGGCGAACCATGGGTGATCCATCGGGCGCAATCGTAGCGAATCCGCTGTCGGCCGAGCTGATCGTCGTCGGCGCACTGAAGTCTCTCGTCGCGAATGGCGATGGGACGCACCGCTGCTTCCCGGATGTCGCGCCAGAAGGAACGGCGCGACCGTACATCACGTACATGGCGGCCGGCGGTCAGTCGGCGAACTACCTCGACGACACCGTCGCGCTGCAGAACTCGCGGATGCAGCTGAATGTATGGGCTGACGATCGCGCCGGCGCGAGTCGGCTCATGCAGGCCGTGATTGCAGCGCTCACCGGGCCACCGATCAACGCTACGAGCATCGGCGCGCCAGCAAGTGTGTGTGAGGCAGATACGAAGCTGCGCGGATCGCGCCTCGATTTCTCGATCTGGTTCACCCCGTAATTCCCGGCCCGCGCAAGCGGGCATTTTCTTTTGAGAGGTATGGACATGGGATCCACCGCAGTTTCGGCGCAGGGCTCGAAGATTGAAATCCAAGGTTCGGGCGTCAGTACGCCGAAGAACATCTCCGGTCTGGCGCTCGGGTTTCCGACGATCATCTCGTCGTCGGCACACGGCTTCCAGAACGGCGACATCGTCACGTTCGCCGGCCTGCTCGGCAACACGACCCTGAACGGCGTCACGGCGACTGTGAAGAACGTCACGGCCGGCACGTATGCCGTCGACGTCGATACGACGGGGGGCACCGCCTATACCAGCGGCGGCACGGCGACGCCGAATACCTGGGTCAAGGTCAAGAACGCAAAGGCGTTCAAGGGCTTCGATGGCAAGCCGGCGAAGATCGACGTGACCAACCTCGACAGCGCGATGAAGGAATCGCGCCCCGGTCTGGTGGACGGGGGGCAATTCAGCGTCGATGTCGACATCGATGTGACCGACCCCGGTCAACAGGCGTTGCGCGCCAATTTTCTCACCGGCGCAATCACGAACTTCCGCTTGACGCTACCGAATGGCAAGACGCGTACGTTTCCGGCGTACGTCGAATCGTTCCCGTGGGACGGCGGCGTCGACAAGGTCGTGACGTCGACCGCCAACCTCATCATCACCGGCCTCTGGACCGACGCGTAACGCGCGGTTGCGGCTCACTATCAGGAATTGATCTACACCATGACAACTTTCTCGAAAGACAACAAGGCGACGATCCTCGCTGCACCGCACCTCAAGACCGACCGCGTTGACGTGCCCGAATGGGGCGACGGCGTGACGGTCATCGTCGCAGAAATGACCGGCGCGGCACGCGACGCGTTCTACGCCGCGCGCGACGGCGCCGACAAGAACGCGATCAGTGAATCGCAGGCTCAGCTGCTGATGGCGACTGTCGTTGACGATGCCGGTCAGCCGGTGCTCGACGATGGCGATATTGCCGCGCTGCGCGCGCAGGGCAGCGCCGTGCTCGACCGAATCGCGGACGCCGCGATGAAGATCAACGGCATGACCGCGACGGCGGTGGAGGATGCGGCAAAAAACTCCGCAGCCGCCCCGAGCGGCGATTCTGGTTCCGCCTTGCCGGCCATCTCGGCTGCACAGTAGGCGAGCTGCAGCAGCGCATCACGAGCGCGGAATTCGTCGAATGGATGGCGTTTTTCGACATGGAGCCATGGGGCAGCCATATCGACGACCTCCGCGCTGGCACGATCGCGTCGATGGTCGCGAACGTTAACCGCGACACGGAAAAGCGGCCGGATCCGTTTGAGCCGCTTCACTTCATCACGTGGAACGATCGGCGTGCATCGGAGAAGGAGCCCGAGCCGATCCTGCTCGACGATCCCGAGGCGCAATCGCAGCTGATTCTCATGAGCATGTCCCCGGCGAAGCATGGCTGACAGTCTTTCAATCGAAAACCCGGAAGGCCTGACTGCAGCAATCGACGCTCTTTCGCAGGTCGCGAGTGAGTCGGTTTTGCGGCAGGCGACCGTCGCCGGCGCGCGCGTGATCTTCGACGAGGTGAAGCTGCGCACGCCGATCGGCATCGCAACGTGGGAGAGCCGAAACGGGAAGCAGAAGCGCTATCCGGGTTTCCTCCGCGACAACATCCTGATCGCATACGACAAGGAGCGATCCGCCGACGGGCTTCGCGCGACGTACCTGGTGACGTGGAGTAAGGATGCCTTCTATGGGAGGTTCGTCGAGTACGGCACGTCGAAGATGGCCGCGAGTCCTTTCTTGCGCCCCGGATATGACGCCTCGAAGGACGCCGCAGCAGAGAAATTCAGCGAAGTGATTGACGAGAAGGTCAAGGAGTTGACGAGTGGCTAACGAAACCGTTGTCCGGTTGACCGGCGATGCGTCCGGATACGTCTCCGAGATGGAGCGTGCGCGCAAGAGCGCCGCCGATTTCATGACGAGCCAGGACACGCTTCGTCAGCGCATGACCAATACGGTCACGGCGATCGAGAATTCTCGAAAGGCCATCAAGGAGCAGGGCGACGAGGCGCTGTTGGCGTTCAACAAGTCCGCACGTTCGGCCGAAAACTGGCTGAACGCGCTCCAGAAGCAGGCCGATCAGGCCGGAAAGACGCGCGCCGAACTGATGGAGCTGCGCGCGGCCGAGCTGGGCGTATCGGATGCTGCACAGCCGTTCATCGACAAGATCAAGTCAGCCGAGGCGGCCATGAACGGCGGCGGCCATGCTGCGCACGGTTTCAACCTTGCGACAGCCGGCGCCCGGCGCGAGCTTCTCGTTCTGGCGCACGAGGCATCGCAGGGCAACTGGAAGAATTTCGGCGGCTCCCTCATGGTGCTTGGTGAGCGGACGGATGCGATGTCGATGCTGATGACCAAGAGCGTGCTCTCGGTCGGCGCGTTCATCGCCGTTATCGCGTCCGCAGCGGCCACCGTCTACCACGCACGCGAAGTCCTCGCCGATTATGGTGAGCAGATCGAGACCCTGCACCAGAAGACGGGCGTCTCGACCGACAGCATCCAGCAATGGGCCTTCGCAACGAAGTCTGTCGGTGTCGACACGAAGGAGGCGACAAAGTCCCTGGCTGGCCTCGGTGACGCGCAAAACAAGGCGATCAACGGGAACAAGGATGCCGCGAAGGCGTTCGCCGCGATCGGAATTTCGCTTGCGGACCTCAAGAAGAACAGCCCGGACGAGCTGCTCCCGAAGATTGCCGACGCGTTCCACCAGTCGGCGGACGGGGCAGCCAAGGCGGCCGTCGCCAACGAGTTGTTCGGTGCATCCGGCGAAAGCCTGATTCCGTTGCTCGATCGCGGGCGGGCTGGCCTTGATGCGCTTCGCGCCGCTGCCGCTGAATCCGGTGCCGTGATCGGTGGCGAGACGATCGCCAAGATGGCTGCCCTCAAGGAGCAGATGGATCTGTCGAAGGCGAAGATGGACGCCTTGACGCTGAGCGCGAAGGCCCAGCTCCTGCCGACGATCATCAACCTCACCAATGCGCTGAGCGGCAACGTCGCGATGAAGCCCTTGATGATGGACTTTTACAACGCGGTAGGCGTCGTGATGAAGGCCACGGCCTCCGCGATCGCTACCGTCGTGGTCGGTTTCGAGCAGGTATCCGAGGTCATCGCGACCACTGCGATGGTGACGTATTACGCGTCGTCGGGTCAGTTCAAGATGGCCTACGACTCGGCGAAGGTCGGGTATGAAAACCTCAAGAAGCAGGGCGAAGGCTATTCGCAATTCATGCGTAAGTTATGGTCGGACACGACCGCGCCCGATGCGCATTTGCCGGGGCAAACGGGTACCAACCAGATCAATTTCGCGAAGGGTGAGAACGGCGCGCATCCGAAGGCGTATCACGACGACGCTGCGACGAAGTTCCTGCAGCAACTGCGAGATCAGGCCGCAGAACTGCAGTCGCAGTTGGCCACGACCGACAAGTTGACGAACGCCGAAAAGGAGCTCGCCAAGTTCAACCAGCAGATCAGCGACTGGAAGGGCAAGACGCTCACTGAGGATCAGAAAAGCCTGATCGGGCATCAGGTCGAGATTCGCATTCAGTTGCAGAAGAACATCGAACTCGAAAAAGAGGTCAAGCACCGCGAGGATGTGGCGAAGCTCCAGGAGCGTTCCGCGCAGCTGGCTCAATCCATTGCGGCATTCCAGAAAGGCCAATCTGAGCAGTATTCGCGCGAGCTGGGCGCGATCGGGATGGGTGCGGACGCCCTGAAGAACGTCCAGGCCATCAAGTCCATTTACAAGGAATATCAGCGCCTGCAGGAGCAGCTTGATAAGGCGACGCCGAAGGAGCTGATCGGCGGCCCGGATTACCAAAAGGCGGCCGGCGAGATTCAGGCCGGGCTGCAGCGGTCCCTGCAGGACTACGACGAGTACTACGCCGCGCTGAAGCTGAAACAGGCGAACTGGATCAACGGCGCGTCGACCGCGCTTGCGAACTATATGGACGAGTCGCAAAACAAGATGAAGCAGACCGAACAGCTGTTCAATACCGTAACGAGCGGGATGGAGTCTGCCTGGGTCAACTTCACGCAGACCGGGAAGCTCAGCTTCACGTCGCTGGTGAACTCAGTAATTGCGGACCTCGCGCGCATGTCGGCAAAGGCGGCGATCAGTGGGCTTCTCGGAAACTTCGCGTCGATCGGTGGCTCTCTGATCGGCGGCTTCTTCGGGGCGAATGCCGGTGTTGCCGCACCCGTCTCGAGCGCGTTGCCGGGTGACTCACTCGACAACATGATCAATCTGACGAACGGATTCGGCACCGGCCATGCGGACGGCGGATACATCACCGGCCCTGGCAGTGGCACTAGCGACAGCATCATGGCTCGACTGTCGAATGGCGAATTCGTGGTGAACGCAGCTGCGACGTCGAAGTACCGCGGCTTGCTCGAGGCGATCAACGGCAAGCAGCCGGTTGCGGCCGCGCCGCGATTCGCGACGGGTGGCTACGTCGGTTCCTCGACGCCGGTTTCGGGTAGCTCCAGCAACGGCATGACGGTCATCGTCGACGCCCCGGTCACTGTAACGGGCGGCAATGGCACGTCCGCTGCCGAACAGCAAAACAGCGCCGAGCTGTCCAAGAAGATCAAGCAGGCTGTTCAGGCTTTGTTGCAGAACGAGCGTAGGCAGGGCGGTGTGCTCTGGAAGCTACAGAACGGATTGAATTAAATGCCCGACACCTTTATTTGGATTCCCACCGTCGCGCAGTATGCCGGTACGACAAAGCTGCGCGTGCGCAAGTCGCAATTCGGCGACGGGTACGAACAGACGGTGCCGGACGGAATCAACAATCGTGTGCTGTCGTTCGCGGTGCAGTTCGTCGGCGGCGCCGACACGATCTCGGAGATTCTCGCCTTCCTCGATGCGCACGTCGGCGTCGGGTTCTATTGGACTCCTCCGCTGCGGCAGCAGTCGCTTTTCAAGTGCGACACATATGCCGACTCCATCCCGGATAACGGCACGTATGCCGTGACGGCGACGTTCACGCAGACATTCGACCTCGGATCATGACAGCACTTCAAAAAATCAATCTGGGAACGGCGCCGGCCGGCTCAGACGGCGATACTGCCCGCTCGGCATTCTCGAAGGTGAATTCGAACGTCGACGTGCTTAATACGCAAGCGGCGCTCACGTCGTCCACGGTGATCACGGCAGCGCAGGCGCTGACTAACGCGTACGTCGGCAAGCGTGTGAATATCAACCTGGCGAGCGCGGGCACGATCAACATGCCGGCAGCCTCGACATGCGCCGCTGATCAGGTGACGCTTCTGCGCAATATCGGCACGACCGTCGTGACGCTGGCGATCACAACAGGGTCCGGCGATACTGTCGCGCTGTCGAAGCTGAATCCGGGTGAGACGGCTCTGATGGACACCGACGGCGTTCACGCGTGGAACGTGCTAATGCGTGGTCGGACGAACGGCGACAATGAAGTTGTCAACGGAAACTGTACAGTCGGTGGAGCGCTGTCGGTTGCCGGTAACGAAACTGTCGGCGGGACGTTGGTAGTTGGTGGGGCTATAACTGCGTCCGGCGGATTTTCTGCGCGTCCAACGTTCGCTGGGGCAACTCCATGGGACTCCGCGAATCTGAATCCGGTTTCCATAACCGGATCGCAGACAGTGACGGGGGCAAAGACATTCTCGAACACGTTTACGCTGTCGCAAGCAGCAACCGTTAGCCCGTCTCTCGTGCTAAATGCGAACGGCTATGCGCCGTCTCTGAGAAGTATCACGAGCACCTTCTCGACTGATTTTGTAAACAGTGCCGGCACCGCAGTCAATTTTTCTGTTTTCGATTCTGGAGCATCGTCTGCACGAGTGGCATTCTCGGTCGGTGATGCCAGCAACGTCGACAAAGTAACAGTCAAAAATTTTGGCGTCAGTCAAGGCAATGGAGTTGTTTTCCTTCCTAGCTCGAGCGCAAATACTCCGCTGTTGTTCGGAACCTATGGCGGAGGCGTATCCGGTTCTGTCTCCGTTAGTGGTGCAACGACTGCGTTCAACACGAGTTCCGACTATCGCCTTAAGCAGAATTACAGGGCGATCGAGAATGCTCGCGCGTCTATTCGAAATATTCGCTTTTACACTGGTGAATTCAGGGCTACGCCGGGCGAGCAGCATGACTATGTAATCGCGCATGAGTTGCAGGAGATTATCCCGACCGCGGTGACAGGCGAGAAGGATGCGATGGGAGATTGGCACCCGGTATATCGCCAAGGATTCAATCCGACTACGCAGACGCTCATCGATGTGCAGGTTGGTGAAGGAGAAGATGGAGAGCCGATCTTCGAAAAACAGGTGGTAGCCGTGCCGACTCCTGTCGAGCCTGGTGACGTCATCGACGTGGTGCAAGAAATTGCTCCGCAGGCGGTCGACTACTCGAAGTTGGTTCCACGCATTGGCGCAGCCGTACAGGAGATCGATACGGATGTCGAAGATATTAAGGGGAAGTTTGCCGCTCTGCTATTGCGTGTTGAAGCCTTGGAGGGCAAGTGACGATTGCATCCGACATCCAGAAACTCGTGCCCGGTGCACTGATAGAGCTATTCGAGGTGGATTGCACTGCAATCGGTGGCGATATGCTGCGCTTTCACGGGCATCTGCAATCGACCTCGATCTGGTGGCAGGGAAACGAGTACAAGCCGTGGCCGATTCAGGCAAGCGGATTCGAGCACACGTCTAGCGCGCAGCAGCCGTCGCCGACGCTTTCTGTCGGAAACGTCGGCGGCACGATCTCGGCGCTATGCGTCTTCCTTGGCGACATGGTCGGCGCGAAGGTGCGGCGCCGGCGCACGCTGACGAAATATCTGGATTCGGTGAATTTCCCGTCCGGCAACCCGACTGCAGATCCGACGCAAGAGATGGCGCCTGAGCTTTGGTACATCGAGCAGAAGACCGGCGAGACGAACGCGCAGGTCGATTTTATGCTCTCGTCGGCGCTCGACTTTGGCGGCCAGCAAGTGCCGGCTCGGCAGATCGCGTCCGGCTGCCAGTGGCGGTATCGGGACGCAAATTGCGGCTACACCGGCACGGCGTATTTCGATGCCAAGGACCAGCCCGTGAGCGATCCAGCGCTCGACCGATGCAGTAAGAAGATGAGCGGCTGCCAGTGTCGCTTCGGCGTCAACAACCCGCTTCCGTTCGGGGGCTTCCTCTCCGACACGCTGTCCTGACCTTTCCTCAACCTGCATCCACATACCCGCCTCGGCGGGTTTTTTTATGGACGAACGAATCAAGGCTGCGATCGCTGCGCACGCACTCGCTGAATACCCGCGCGAGTGCGTCGGCTTCATCGTCCAGACTGACGCCGGCGAAGTCTATTTGCCATGCATCAACCGCGCACCGAAGCCGGAAGACGACATGGCGGTGTCTGGCGAGGACTACGCGCGCGCCGAAGATATGGGCGAGATCGCAGCGTTCGTTCATTCGCATCCAGGCATGCCGGCGCGCCCGAGCGGCGCTGACAGGGCGATGTGTGAGCAGAGCGGTATCGCGCGCTGGATCATCGTTTCGCTCGGTGTGCAGGCCGATGGCTTGATCGCCGTCGACGACTGGTGCGAGTTCGGGCCGTCCGGTTTCATCGCGCCGCTCATCGGGCGCCAGTTTGTGCATGGCGTGCACGACTGCTACGCGATTGTGCGCGATTACTACCGGCTCGAGCGCGGCGTTGATCTCCCTGATTTCGAGCGAAGCGACGAGTGGTGGGATGACGGTCATTCGTCGCTATATCTCGACAACTACCGCGCCGCAGGGTTCGAAGACGTGGGGCACGATGCGCCGCTCGAAGTCGGCGACGTGCTGCTGATGCAGATCCGCAGCCGCAACGGCGTGCCCAACCATGCCGGCGTCTATCTCGGCGACAGCCAATTCATCCACCACATGCACGGGCGCCTGTCTGGCCGCACGGTGTGGGGCGGCATATGGGCGCAAAGCCTGCACACGGTGTTGCGCTACAAGGGGTAATCAATGAGCGACACGCTTCGTACCGTACGCCTCTATGGCGTGGCGGGGACCAAGTTCGGCCGCGTGCATCGCATCGCCGTCTCGTCGACTCGCGAAGCCATGCGTGCGCTGTGTGTGACGGTTCCCGGATTCGAGAAATTCATGATGGGCGCTAAGGACAACGGCCTGACATTCGCCGTGTTTCATGGCCGCCGGAACGTCTCAGAAGACGAACTCGGGCATCCGGTCGGGGGCGATGAAATTCGCATTGCTCCGATCCTGATCGGCAGCAAGAACGGCGGCCTGTTCCAGACCATCATCGGGGCCGCGCTGATCGTGGTTGGTGCATTCACGAGCGCATATGGCGGATCGACGCTGATCGGCCTTGGCGCTTCGATGATGCTCGGCGGCGTCATGCAGATGCTGAGTCCGCAGACGAGCGGGCTCGCGGGCGCTGGCCCGAACAACGGCACGTCGTACTACTTCAATGGGCCGGTCAACAGTGCGGCGCAGGGCGAGCCGGTGCCTTTGGTGTATGGCCGCATGGTGGTCGGCTCGAAGGTAATCAGCTCTGGAATTTTTGCACAGGACAAGAACTGATATGCGCATTCAAGGCTCGAAGGGCGGCGGATCGAGCAGCACGCCAACGCAGTCGCCGGATAGCCTGCACTCGATCGCCTATGCGAAGGTTCTCGATGTTCTATCCGAGGGGCCAATCGGCGGCCTTGTGAACGGGTTGCAGTCCGTGTATCTCAACGGCACGCCAATCCAGAACAGCGACGGCTCGACGAACTTCGCGAACTACAGTTTCGACGCGCGCACTGGCACGCAGGATCAGACCTATCTCGCCGGGTTCCCCGCTGTCGAGAACGAGATCGCAATCAGCACGCCGCTGACGTCTGATGCGCCGTGGGTTCGCCAGGTGCAAAACACCCAGCTTACGGCCGTGCGGTTGCGATTTGGTGTCCCGGCGCTGCAGGTGTCTGACGCGACGACCGGCAATGTCACGGGATACCGAGTCGAATATGCGATCGATCTTGCCGTCGACGGCGGCTCGTACTCGCAGGTCGTTTCCGGTGCGTTTGATGGCAAGACGACGTCGCTCTACGAGCGCAGTGTTCGCATCGAATTGCCGGCCGCGACTTCGAGCTGGCTTGTGCGTGTGCGCCGCATCACTCCGAACGCGCATAGTTCGCTGATCGCGGACACGATCAATATCGAGGCAATCACCGAAGTCATCGATCGCAAACTTCGCTATCCGATGAGTGCCCTCATCGGCCTCACGTTCGATGCGCAGTCGTTCAGTTCGGTACCGACGCGTTCCTACGACATCTACGGGCTGTTGATCCGTGTCCCGACGAACTACAACCCGGTGACGCGCACATATACCGGCGCTTGGGACGGTACGTTCAAGACTGCATGGTCGAACAACCCTGCATGGGTCTTCTATGACCTCGTGCTGAACGCGCGCTATGGGCTTGGCAACCACGTCGATGCATCAATGGTCGACAAGTGGGGGCTGTATCAGATCGCGCAGTATTGCGACGTGATGGTTGCGGACGGGAGGGGCGGCCAGGAACCTCGGTTCACGTGCAACTGCGTGATCCAGTCGCAGGCCGACGCGTACAAGGTGTTGCAGGATCTCGCGACTACGTTCCGCGGCATCGCGTATTGGGGTCCGGGATCGGTCGTAGCGAACGCAGACATGCCGGCCGATCCGGTCTACGTGTACACCGCAGCGAATGTCGTCGGCGGCCAGTTCAAGTACGTCGGCTCGGCACTCAAGACTCGCTACACGACTGCGCTGGTGAGTTGGAACGATCCATCGAATCAGTACAAGCAGGCCGTCGAGTATGTGCCTGATGAGGACGGGATCGCGCGCTACGGCGTCACGAAAGCGCAGATCACCGCGTTCGGGACAACGTCGCAAGGGCAGGCGCACCGATTGGGGCTCTGGACACTGCTGACCAGCAGGTACGAAACAAACACGGTTTCGTTTTCGGTCGGACTCGACGGCACGCTCTGCGCACCTGGGCAAATCATCGCCGTCGCGGATCCGGCGAAGGCCGGCAAGAGAATGGGTGGCCGCATCCGCGCGGTGAACGGCGCCGTGATCACGCTCGACAAAGCACCGAGCGTCTCAGTCGGTGACGTGTTGACCGCGATCCTTCCCACTGGCGTAGCGCAGAAGCGCACCGTCAGATCGTCTGCTGGCGACGCAATCACGGTGGACAGCGCCTTCGATACAGATCCGGTCGTCGGGGCCGTGTGGATGCTTGAAAACACGACCCTCAATGCGCAGCTGTTCAGAGTGATCAGCGTGCAGGAGGCATCTGACAACGACCAGATCACGTACACGATCAACGCTGCCCAGCATGAGCCCGGCAAGTACGCGGCGATCGACAATGGTGCGGCGATTCAGGTTCGGCCGATCACGGTCATCCCGCCATCGGCACAGGTCCCGCCGGCTAACGTTCGGCTCTCGACGTACTCGGTGATCGACCAGGGCATCTCCAAGACCGTCATGGTCATCGCATGGGATGCTGCTGCGAATGGTGTGAGCTACCTTCCGGAGTGGCGCAAGGATAACGGCGAGTGGGTGTCAGCTAACCAGACTGGCGGCCTGCAGGTTGAGGTGTCGGGCATCTATCACGGCACCTACAGCGCGCGCGTCCGTGCCGTCAACGGGATGGGGGTGACCTCTGTTCCTGCCTATTCCGCTGACACTACTCTTACCGGCAAGACGGGGCTCCCGCCGGCTGTAGCGTCGCTCTCGACCGCCACGCAGGTGTTCGCGATCGAGGTTGACTGGACATTCCCCGCCGACGGGACTGCTGGCGATACGCAGCGCACCGAGATTTGGTACAGCAGGACAAACGATCTCAGCACTGCGACGAAGCTCTCGGACTATGCGTTTCCGCAGGCGCGCGAGTTTGATGGGCCTCGCAGCAGGCCAATCGTTCTTCTTTTGGGCGCGCCTTGTTGATACGTCCGGGAACATCGGTCCTTGGTATCCGTCTGGCGCTGGTGTGAATGGGCAAAGCAGCAGCGATGCGACGCCGATTCTTGAGTACCTCACTGGGGCTATCACGAAGACGCAGCTGGGTACTGATGTCCTGACTCCCATCGACGCGATTCCCGGTTTGCAGCGGGACGTAAGCGATAACGCGGCAGCGATCACGATTGAGCAGCAAGCACGGTCCACTGCTGACGCAGCGCTCTCGACGCGGATCGATCAGGTGAGTGCTCAGGTCGTTATCCCACCAATGGCTGGCGACAGTGGGGGATATGCCGGATCGACAACGGTCTATGCCGGGGTGTGGTCTGAACAGTCTGCGCGGGCTGAGGCGGATTTGGCGCAGGCGCAGAAAACGGATACCGTTACCGCTCAGATGCAGTCATCCGTGGCAGCGCTGTCTGCTGCCGTGCAGACCGAGACCACGGCGCGAATTGCGGCTGACTCAGCCACGGCGGCACAGATTACGACCGTACAGGCGCAGGTCAATAGCAACACGGCTGCAGTCCAAACGAACGCTGCTTCCTATGCCGACATCAACGGCCGAGTCGCTGCCTCCTATCAGATCAAGACTCGGGTCACGACAGGGGGGCGCACGTACATGGCCGGTATCGGTGTTGGCGTAGATAACACTAGCGGCACGGTCGAGTCCCAGGTGCTGGTGGCAGCACAGCGCTTTGCGATCCTCGACGACGCCGGATCGACGGTGTCGTCGCCGTTCGTGGTGCTGGGTGGCCAAGTATTTCTGTCGCAGGCGTTCATCGGTACCGGCTGGATCACGAATGCGATGATCGGCCAGACGATTCAGTCGACAGCCGTGGGCGCAAACGGTCAGCCGCTCTGGATTTTGGATAAGGCCAATGGCATCACGTTCAATGGGCCGAACGGCGGGAGTGGCTACTTGAACATCAACTCGAGCACGCTAACGGTCTACGACAGCAACGGCACGCTCCGCGTGCGCCTTGGGATCTGGTAATGACGGCAGGTTTGCAAATATGGGATGGCTCTGCCCGCTTGCTGCTGGATGCCACATCGCGCGCGGGCCGAGTGATGGGTATTGTGCGAGCGGAGGGCGTAGCGGGCAGTGCGTCCGCCGACCTGTCGAGCGGGACGCCTTTCTGGGCGTTCATGCCCGATTGGATCTTCAAGCGGGTATCGGGTGCCGAGCCGTCTCCAATCGTGTCAATTGGGCCAAGCGGAATCAGCTGGACATACAGCCCGAACTCTGGCGGATCGAATGCCTATAACCCGGTTCCGGGATGGCTTGTATTTGGAGTGTATTAAGGATGACTGCAGGCTTTCAGGCATTCACGGATACCGGTCTGTATCAGATCGATGGAATGACGCCGAACTATCAGTTGGTCATGTCTTCGTCAGCTGCATCGACAAGCACGACATTGCTGTTGGCGAGAAACGACGCTGGAAATCCCTTTTATACGACGCTTCCAGCGGTGTCGTTTACGTTCACGGCGAATCAAGCGCCGATGTACGGTGTCTATGCCGAAGGTGGGGTTGGAATAACTCTCTGGAATGCAGCGGCATCTGGCAATACGTACACGCTCACATTCATCACCGAGCAGCCATGCACCGTTCACTTCTTCATGTTTGACAAGGTTCCTCCGCCGAGCGGTAATTTCGGCCTGCAGGTGTTCAGCGCGAATGGCACCCTAATCGCGGATTCATCGCGGCCGTTTCTTCGGGTTCTCGATGTCATCTATAAGGAGTATTTGCCTGGAACTGGATGGGTTGTTACTGGTTCTCCATATCCGACGTGGGAATCGAAAACGTACAGCACTCCTGTTATTGTGTCAGCCATCTATTCAGTGCATAAGGCTTGGAGCTATGACCCTGCCGGCGTTGAGCTGACGTCGATTCGAGTTAGCGGTAGTACGGTGTCGTGGGGGACGACGATGTACGGGGGTGGCAAGACATCAAACTTCTCGGGGTTCAGTGAACAATATCACTCGCGCTTCATGGTGTTGGATGGAACTGGAATCGTGTGATTGGCCGCTTTCGAGCGGCCCTTTGTTTTTTGGGGGGAATGGATGCAAGTTAGTCCGACGGAGGCAGCAAGCTACGCCGGTAGCGGCGTGGCTCTTGGAGCGTCGCTGACGCTTACTCAAGTGGGTGTGATCGTGGGTATCGCAACAGCAATCCTGACGTTCGCCTCCAACTTGTATTTCCAGTGGCGAGACGACCAGCGCAAGCAGCGCGAATCCGATTTGCGGATCGAAGATTTGGAGAAACACGATGGCTAGTACACCGAGGAAAACTCTCGCGGGTGTTGTAGGGGCTGCTGCGGCAGCCCTTTTGCTTTCTATCGTCCCGCGATTTGAAGGGCAGGTGCTCGTCGCGCAGCCGGATCCGATCGGCATCGTGACTGCGTGCAACGGCGATACGAAGGATGTGAAGCTAGGGCAGCGCTTCACGCCGGAAGAGTGCCGAACTAGGCTCGAGCAGCGTTTGATCGAGCATGCCGAGCCGGTGCTTAAGTGCACCCCGACGCTGAAGGGACGCCCGTACCAACTCGCGGCCGCGGTGAGTTTCGCCTACAACGTCGGGCCGCGCGCGTACTGCGCGAGCACAACTGCTCGCCGGTTCAATGCGGGCGACTTGCGCGGCGCGTGCCGCGCGATGAACGAATCGGACAGCGGCAGGCCGCAGTGGGTGACGGCCGGCGGTCGCGTGCTGCCCGGATTGGTGAAACGGCGCGCAGACGAGCGCGCGCTCTGCGAGAGGGGGCTGTGATGCTGAGAATCATCATTCCGTACCTGATTGCTGCGATCCTCGGCGCGTCGGCTGGCTTCGAGGTCGAGCACCTGATCAGCGCGCGGCGGATCGCCGATATGCGGTCCGATGCGGCGATCGCACAAACGAAGGCGGTCGAGGCCGCCCGTATAGAGGAACAACGCCGCACCGCGGCGCAAACGGAGATCGCAAATGACGCGAACCAAAAACGTACGGCCGCGCTCGCGGATGCTTTTGCTGCTCGTGCTGCCGCTGGTAGCCTGCACCAGCGCGTCGATCAGCTCGTCGCGGCCGCCCGCCATCCCGCCACTTCCGCCGGAGGCTCGGCAGCCGGCGACGCCCTCGATCTGCTTGCCGACGTGCTCGGCCGCGCTGACCAGCGCGCGGGCGACTTGGCAGAGTACGCTGACCGCGCCCGCATCGCCGGCCAGCAGTGCGAGCGCGACTACGACGCGCTGACTGTGGCGACCGCCCAATCGAAGAACTGACGTAGCGCAGGATTACTTGCGCGCAGTGCGGCCGGCGATGTCCGGCCGCAAATGGATTGTGTGGATCATGAAAAGCTCTGTAAACTTCATATAAACGAAGTGAAGTTCATCAACTAGCGCCTGAGACCAAAATGAAAAAGATCCTCGCAGCACTGGCAATTCCACTTTGCATTTCCATGGCCGCATGCGGTGGCGGAGACGGTGATTCGCCCGCGGCACCCAGCAAGTTTGCGGTGAGGCTGACGTTCTCTGGTGTTCCGCTCGTCTCGGCACCGAAGACGGCGCGCATGGCGGCGACTGACGTGGCATCTGGCGCAAGTGCGACTGACTCGTCGTCCGCCGGCCAGGCGACGGTGAACGCCCTGCAGCAGAAGTTCAGCGACGCCGGTACCGGCATCACTGTCTACCCCGGCGTGATCGATGGAACGACGCTGCATCAGATCGTGATGTCAGTGAATAACGGCGTCGGCCCGACCGATGACGAGATCAAAAATGCGAAGATTCCGGTCGTGAGCTCGGAATGGATGGTCGTAAATTTCCAGCTGGATGATATGCAAACGGGCCGCAATGACCCGGCTCAAATCGCTGCGCTAGATCAGTTCAAGAAAGACCTCATCGTCTTTCAGAATCGCGCATATATCGAAGGGAAAAACATCTACAAGGTTGCGCCGATCCGCACCTGCGACCTCCCGGCCGGGCAAACCGCTGCCGATGGCCTGATTGACGTCCTTCTCGATGTTCCTGGGAGCGGGTATGTCATGGGTGTCGACAGCGCTCCGGATGCATCGCATATGGGTGCGGACTGCCGGACGCCGGATCAGGCAACGCTGGACGCACACGTCAGCGCGATCGTGACGCCGATCGTCGCCAGCTACAACGCGGTCAATGCGTACGTGAACGACTGCCGCGCCCATCCGGAAAACCATCCCGAAGGTTGCAAAGGGCTGTAACAGATCGGGGGCGTTTGCCCCTGATGGTTGTCAGATCAGGGGTGCCTCCTTGTAGGCTTTCGTGACGCACCGGATCCATCAAGCGGGTCATCGGTCCTACGTCCTTCGCTCCTCGTCCTGCAACAGCCGGCGCAGCTTGTACAGCGCGACGAGGTGCGCCCCTCCCGTATCCTCGTTCCAGACCGTCTGTACGATCTGGCGGTATTCTTCCGCTTCTGCGATCACCTTCCGCATGCGCACGATCTCGATGATGAGCGTGCGTACCTCGTGCCCGTCGGGATACCGGCGCCATATTTCTCGGAGCTGGCGCGCGGTTGGCGACTGGATCGAGGGCAGCGGCGGCTTCGGCATGACGGCGTAAATACTGTATGGATATACAGTTTATCGCGGAGTAAGATGGGGCCGTCAACTCGAAAAAATGGGGACAGCATGTGTACCAACTACGTGGCACCAGGCGAAGATCCCGGACTCAGCGAGCTGCGGATCGACAGCTTCGTCGACCTCTATCGGTGGCACCCATGGAAGCCAGAGATCTACCAGGACTACGACGCCCCGATCGTCGGCTATGTCGACGGGCAGTTCAAGCCGTTGATCGCCGGTTTTGGCTTCTGGCCGCGCGCGCTGCAGAAGGCCAACGTCGAGAAGGCGAAGGAGCAGGGCAAGAAACCGCCGATCATCCGCAGCACGATGAACGTGCGCGACGACAACCTCGGGAAGTCGCCGTTGTATGCGCCGGCGTGGCGCGCCGGCCGCCGCTGCCTGATTCCGGCGAAGTGGATCTACGAGCCGAACTGGGAGACGGGCAAGCACGTGCGGTACCGGATCGGGCTGGCCGGCTGGCGGCCGCTGTGCGTTGCTGGTATCTGGCGCACGCTGCAGCGCCCGGATGGCACCGACCAGCACACCATGGCGATGATCACGGTCAACGGCGACGAGCACCCCGTGATGAAGCACATGCACCGGCCCGGCGACGAGAAGCGCTCGGTCGTGATCCTGCGTCCTGATGACTGGGAGGAATGGCTCACGACTTCGAACGCTGAGGCCGCGCGCGCGATGCTGCAGCTGTATCCGGCGGACGACATGGCGGCCGAGCCAGCATTCGATAGTTAAACCCTATCCCAGCCAGCTGCCTCCAAGTCGGCCAGCATCGTCGTGTAATAGCTGACGCCGAGCGCTGCCAGACCCATCAGTGAGTTGTCGGTGATCGGCTGGCCGAGATGCGTCGTCGGAACTGGGTACCGAACCTTGCGATTGACAACGTCTACGGCATCCGTACGGGGAGGGCGGCGCTCAATCTTTGCCCCTCCGGGAGCACTCAGGCGCAACTGCCCGTTTCTGATTTCTAGATGCCGAATATGCAGCTCTCTCCCAGGTTGCACTGGATTGATACCAATGGAACCAGGGCGATGCTCGGTAAGCGCCTCAACGCCGTGTTCATCAGCGTCCCGTGCTTGGCGCAGGTAGACCACCAGCGGGTCATTGGACCGATCATTCTTGACTCGCTTCGTGATGGGCGAGTTGTAGAACTTCGGATCACCCTTGAGTGATGCCTCGGTTTTGTTCCAGACCTTTGTAAGATAGCCAAGCAGATCGATCCACGCCCGCTCCAAATCAGCATGTGTCCGAGCGGCACGCATCTTCTCGATGGACTCGTTCGCGTACCCGAGTTCCTTCCTGGCAGCATCTAGTTTTTTCCCCATCGTGTCCCCGTATCACAGTGCCAGATCCTCGGCACCCGCTTCCATCATACAAGCGACGGGCGACTGTCGAAACGACGGAGCAACACCAGAATCGAACGCATGAGGGGTTGCATATTTTCTGGAAGATGGGGATTTTGCGCTAGACCAGATAAGCCGCTCACGGCGCAGCATATTCCAATGTTTCATAGTAAGTCATTGAAATATATGATATATATGTAAGGATTGTGATTCCTGTTGTCGTGGGTTCGAGTCCCATCAGCCACCCCAAAGAATTCCTAGCGGTATCAAGTTGTTGAAAACGGCACTGTCCTTCAGGACAGTGCCGTTTTTGTTTTGGCATTCCCAAATTGGGAATTGCGCGCGGTAACGCTTTGCGAGCTATGTGAAGTCGCAGGGGCGGGCAGCCGTCGCCGGACGCATGCCGATCCCGCAACGCACTGGGTCCGCTTTGCCGGGTCACGAATACGTGCGCCGGCTCCCAGTGCCGAGTCCGTCGCGCGGCAGCGGTGCGCTGCCGGAAACGGCTCGCGGCCGAGCAGTCGCTTCTCGTCGCGCCGTTGAAGCCGCGCGCGTCAGCCGACGCAAGCCACCCGAACCCGGCCCGGGACCCGCGGCGAACCCAGACAGCGTCCCTCATCGAGCGGAGTTTGACCCGCGGCGGTCGCCGTCCTAGTTGTCTTGAACGGCCGCGTCACCGGTCTGGGCAATCTTGGATAGCACGCGCTTCTGATATGCATACCAGGACATCAGGCAGTCTTTATCGCGGCAATTTTTTTCTCGAAAGTTCCATTGCCGCCTCGTTCTATTATTGAACGCCGTCTTGTCTACCGCGGCCTCCTTGGCCTGACGGTACGTGTCGGCGAGATCGCGGTCAGCTGCCGCCAAATCCGGATCGTGACAAATCAGAAACTCTGGAATCGACTTCGCCTTGCTGCAGTCGAAGCTCGTTTGCTGGACGGGGCCGTTGGCAGAGTCATGCTGAGCGTCGGTGGCGGGTGTGGTCGTGGTCGGTGGTTGCGGCACTTGCGATGACGATGCTGCACCGACCGGAGCCTGGCTCACGGTCTGACTTGGCGCTCTCTGGCCGAACGGAATCAGTTGCCCGGCTACGGCATCTTCCACCATTCCATTCAACAGGGATCCCGGCGCAACACGTATGGTTTCCGTCTTTACCACCATATCTCCGGCCATAGTCTGCGATTTTGCGAATTCACAGGGCGCTTGACACGCGACGCGCGTCGAGAAATTGGGATTATCTTCGTCGATCAACAGCAGGATGTACGTGCCGTCGCGAAGGCCGACGTATCGCATCATGACCAAAGGCTTGGCCGTCTTTCCGGCACGAATATCATCTTCGCTTAGGCCCGGCTCGTAACCATAAGTCCCGTCCTGATTGATGGCGTAATTATGCCGAGGCGCGGGCGGGGCAGTGGTGGTCGTTTGCGTCGGAGAAACCTGAGAGGCCGGGGCAGTGTCACTGGCCGCGGCAGGTGCCGCCGTTGTGGTTGCCGAATGAGTGTTGTCCTGCTTCGAATTACATCCCGCGAGAGCTGCAACGACAAGCAGCACAGGGCCAATATGTTTCAT